CCAGCAACAGATAGCTTTGAAGCTTTAGAGCCTACGCTACGAGATAGGTTTGCGTTAGGTGGTAGAGTTAATTTTTCAGAGGGAACAGAAATACCTTTTGTTGAGCCAGAGGCCGTTAAATTTACAACTGATCCAAATAGAGTTGGACCAAAAGGCGGTTATAGAGTCAGTATTATTAGAGGAGGAAAATCTTTTGATAAAACTTTTTCTGTATCTGCTTATGGAAGTAAGAACGCTGCCCTAGCAGCTGCTACAGAGGCTAAAGATAAATTTATATTAGAAAACCCTTTAAGACCCGAAGACTACGACATAGATAAAAAAATAAAATTAGATTCAAAATTACAAAAAGATATTAAAAAAAATTTTCCTGAAGCTAATTTAAATTTTAAAGCTTACAATTATGGTGTTAGCAGAAGAACAAACCCACAGCTTTATGCAAAAATCTTAAGATTTACTCAAAATTATGGAGCCGGTCAATTTCCTATTGGAGATACAGCTAAAGAAAGATTGTTCTATAATTTATATAGATCCACAACAAAAGATGGAAGCCGTTGGCAAGAATTTTCACCAAAACCAAAAAATTACTTAAAAGATGGACAATGGAGAAAAACTGTTTTTTTTGATACAAAAACAAATGAAAAAATTAATTTTAATAATTTAAATAAATACCTTGATAAAAATTTTGGCAAAGGAACGTATAACAAAGCTATAAAACCAATCGAGGATTATTTAGAATTAAAAAAATTAAATATAAAATATAAAGGAAAATCTACACCTTTATTTACAGCTATAAAAGATCGTTACATTGAAAGAGAAACAATTAAAAACTTTGGTTTAAAATATAAACCAGAGAACAAAACTACAATTATTAATAGATCAAAAATATGGACTCCTTTTAATTTAAATCATCAGTTTGGAGTTAAGGATAATTGGTGGACTACAGAATTAACAACAAGTTCTGCAAACAGAGAATTAAATAATAAGATAGCTAATTTAAAAACAGCAAAAGACTTAAACTCACGAAAGAAAATTATTGGTGAAATAAAAAAAATACAAGGCAGAACATTAATTGATAATGAACTTGTTGGTAAGAATCCAAAACCACTTAAGGTTATAGAAGAGGCTTTTGAAGAAAGAGGGCTTAAAAAAACATTTCAATCTCAGAAAAAAAAGATTACCGATTTCTTAAAGAAAAATAATATTACATTTTTTACAGCTTTAGAAAGAGGAAATCCTGCTAGAAAAAAACTTGAAGCTCTGTTACCGAGACCTGCCGAAGCAGCTGTTTTTACACCTTTTGATTTTTTTATGTCATTAGCAGGGGGCTCCACTTTGCCAGAGGCTTCTGCCATAGCTGCAACAAATGTTTTACCAAAAACAGTTCAAAAAGCTTTGCCCTCTGTTTTTGCTGCTTACGATACTCAAAAAGAAGTTACAGATAAATTTGAACCTGTATTTAATTTAAGTGGTGGCGAAGAAACTAAAACAGGAAAAAAAATTAGAACAACAATAGAAGATCTCATTGGTAAGGTTAGAGACAAGATTGGCAGTGATGCCCCGATTGGCACAGCAGACGAAGTTCCAGAATCAGAAGCAGCAGGTCGAAGAAGAATGTTTGAAGAGGCAAATGAAAGATTTGGTGATATAGATGAAATGGAAATATCTGACATTGACAATCCTTTCATGGCAGCCATGGGTGGCCGTGTTGGTTTTTCAGATGGATCCCCTAACCCAGAAGTCATGGCTCAAATAAAAGAACTTTTATCGGGATTAAATAACACCGAAGTTATGGACAACGCTTTAAAAAATAATGCACCAAGTTTAGAAGAATCTATGTTTGGTACAAAAGAAGAATCAAATTTATTACAAAGATTAAATCAAACATTAGACCCAAGAGCTTTTCCATACTATGCAGCACAGCTTACAAAAGGTGTAGCACTGGCTCCTGAGTTTGCAGCTAGATTTACATTAGCTGCTCCCAAAGCTTTAGCAGATCTTGCTCAAGGAAAAAGCGGTGTTGGAGCAGAGTTTGGTGAAAACATAGATCCAAAAGTTACACAGAAACAAGTTATTGAAAGATTTGGTTTACAAAAAATTTTAGACGACATGGATCAAGATATTACAGGTTCACAAAGAACTGTTGGTGAGATATTAAAGATGGGTGGCGAATCACTTGGCCCTGCTACAGGTGTAGGGTATATTGCATCAGCGGGCAAAGCTGCAAATCAAGTTAGAAAACAAATTCAAAAATATGCAGGTGGTGCGGAAGCAGCAAAAGAACTAGAAAAAAGTGTAGAGGAAAAAGCAGCGTCATTACAAATGACAAGGAGAGAGTTTAACACTTTATTAGCAGGCGGTGGGATTGTAGGCTTAATTAAAGCTCTTGGTCTTGATTCTATATTTCCTGCAGCAAAACAAGTGGCTAAACAAGCTGCACCAATAGTTACCAAAGGCGGAACACCAAAATACTTCTTTGACTTTGTAAATCTAATTAAAACTAAAGGTGATGATATCACAGAAAAAGCTGCAGTGATAGAGAGGCAAAAAGTTTATGACTATAACGGATACACAATGTATGAAAATTTAGATACAGGTAGAATATCTATTTCAAAAGACACTGAGGGTAGTGCTAGTTATTATATTGGTGATGGTGAGTATGACACTATAGATGGTATAATTAGAAAAGAAGAAATAAATTACGACCCGCCTGAAACCATATTAGACGATGCAGGTAAACCAAAACGAGTTCCAGACAATTATGAAGAAAATACTTTAAGACCTGACGATGATGGTGGTGCCGGAGACGTTGAAGCTGGTTTAGATTCTATTGATGACATATTAGAGCTGTTATCTAAAGACGGTAAAACATATTCAAAAGACGAATTATTAGAAATGGGTATAGATGCAGATGCACTTGGTAATTATCCAACAGGTGCAGGCAGCATACCTGAGGGTCGTATTGGTGAGGCTGATCCTTTTAAAACTAAAAAAGCAGGGGGCGGTATTATCAAGCTAGCTGGCGATGATTCTGGACCTCCACCTAAATCAGGGCCTACGCCACACGGCTTGCCTTATGTTGCAAAAAATGTTAGACCAATCAAGGAGCGTAAATAATGGCAGATATTGACAAAACTCTTTCAGAGTTGGGAACCTCTGTAAAAATAGAAGGACCCGATCAAGAAGTAGAAATACAAAAACAAGAAGAAGCAGCTAAACAACCTGTTGAAATAAACCCAACAGAAGATGGCGGTGTTGAATTAAATTTTGACCCAAGCAAAGTAAATACTGAGGGCGCACCGAATCATTTTGATAACTTAGCAGAATTATTACCCGATGAAATTTTAGAACCTATTGGTTTAGAATTATTTCAAAATTACACAGACTACAAAGCATCAAGAAAAGATTGGGAGAGATCTTACACGGAAGGTTTAGATCTTTTAGGATTTAAATACGAAAACAGAACAGAGCCTTTTCAAGGAGCTTCGGGGGCCACGCACCCTGTACTAGCGGAAGCAGTAACACAGTTCCAAGCAGGAGCTTACAAAGAATTATTACCAGCGGAAGGACCAATTAGAACACAGATCGTTGGTAACAGTGACCCACAAAAAGAAGCACAAGCACAAAGAGTAAAAGAATACATGAACTACGAACTCATGGAAAAAATGTCTGAGTACGAGCCAGAGTTTGATCAAATGTTATTTCACTTACCTTTAGCAGGATCTACATTTAAAAAAATTTACTACGATGATTTATTAGGCAGAGCTGTTTCTAAATTTGTACCAGCTGATGATTTAGTTGTACCATACTCTGCAACATCTCTTGACGATTCAGAAGCAATTATGCATGTCATCAAAATGTCAGAGAATGATTTAAGAAAACAACAAGTTGGTGGTTTTTATTCTGATGTAGAATTAGGTGCACCATCTGTAATTAAAGATGAAGTTGAATCAAAAGAAAGAGAATTAGAAGGCACAAAAAAATCTGGTAATCCAGATCAAGTTTACACTTTGTTAGAGTGCCATGTTAATTTAGATTTAGAAGGTTTCGAAGATAAGGACGCGGGCGGAGAACTTACAGGGATCAAGCTCCCATATATTGTAACTGTAGATGAAGGCTCGCGAAAAGTTCTTTCTATTAGAAGGAACTTTAATCCTGACGATCCGAAAAAAGCTAGAATACCTTATTTCGTCCACTTTAAATTTCTGCCAGGACTAGGATTCTACGGATTTGGATTGATCCATATGATTGGCGGATTGAGTCGAACGGCAACGGTCGCTCTCCGTCAATTGTTGGATGCAGGTACATTGTCAAACTTGCCAGCAGGATTTAAACAAAGAGGTGTAAGAGTTAGAGATGAAGCATCACCAATTCAACCAGGTGAATTTAAAGATGTAGATGCACCAGGTGGTAATATTAGAGATTCATTTATGATGCTACCTTACAAAGAACCATCTCCAACATTATTACAGCTAATGGGTATTGTTGTTCAAGCAGGTCAAAGATTTGCTGCGATAGCTGACATGCAAGTGGGTGATGGTAATCAAGCTGCTGCAGTTGGAACAACCGTTGCACTTCTTGAAAGAGGTTCACGTGTTATGTCTGCAATACACAAAAGACTTTACACATCCATGAGATCTGAATTTAGATTATTATCTAGAGTATTTAAAACTTACTTACCATCTGTTTATCCATTTGATGTAGTGGGCGGTAGAAGAGAAGTTAAACAAATGGACTTTGATGACAGAGTAGATATTTTACCTGTTGCAGATCCAAACATATTTTCTATGTCGCAAAGAATTACGATTGCACAAACAGAATTACAACTTGCAACATC